GTGTATATGTTATCGACATCTCCACTACGCATTCTGCCTGCGCCATGCATAGGTATATCAGAAAAACGAAAAAAGATCCTATCGTCTTTTAAGAACAACCATGGTTTTTCAAAACCACGAATGAACGCCGTCTTAGCTTTCTTTGGTTGATTTAGATTGTTATGAGTGTGCATATAGTAGTTGTATATGCGGAGAGGTTTGATAAGACTGATTCCATTAGTTGGGTTGTGTTTCATACCCATATAATCAAACTTCTTACCAACAATTTGATCGTAAGCATATGTTGAAAGGTCCATGCTACTGATTTTAGTATTAGGACTTAGATCTTTGATGCGTTTCAGTTTTGGGAGCACTGATGCGCGATACTCGTATAGAACGCCAAGAGTATCGTGGTTTTTAATAAACGAATCGTCTAGTTTGTTTAACAAAGATTCATAGTGGACCGTTTGAATTTCATCAATGAAAATGTTGTTCTGTAAAAAAGTTTCTAAGATTTCGTTTGAATCACTTCCGCCAGAAAAAGCAAGAATCAGATAATCATACTGGTCCCTAAGCTGTTTAGCTCTTTCAACATACATCTGTTTCAAAGACATAGTTGGTTCGGTTTTCCAATCAACATTGTCAAACACGTCATCGTTATAATGAAAAAGATTTAGATCAGGATTATAATCTTCATTGATCAACATCAAATCAAGAAGAGATTCACGATCTGATACATAATGACCTTTGTATAGATAATAACCACAATGATTTTGTTTCAAATCAAGCATTATATGTAAATACTATCTCCTCTAAGTCATTCTCATCAACTAAGATCCACTGCGACGAATACCTGACATTTTTTTCCGATACCAAAGAAACGAATGCTTCTTTTGCGGGTTTGTTTGGTCTGTTAGAACCATGTATAAAAGAATTGGCAGACTCTTTATCTGAGAAGTAATAGATAAGTTTCAACTCATTGTTGCCAACATACTCCCTATCCCAACCTTCGTATCCAGGGGCGAGTCTAATATTGGTTTTCATATTATCTTTGATTACTCTGATTTCTGTGTTACTATAAACGTGCTCCTGATCTCTTGGATCAAAGGTTGAACTCACAGATGTATCGATTTTGTTGAAATAAACGCCAGACCAGTCTTGATCTGTTGTTTTTGTCAGTTTCTTAATTGCTTTAGCAGTCATTTTGGCATACCCTCTAGTGGTTTCACCTATTTATACGCCATCACTCGATGCAACTTCTTGGGTTAGGTTTAATCCTACGTTTCGAAATCATGAGGTTCAGGGCGATATCATACATTCTGCTGTAGTGATACTTGATCTTAGGTCTAAATGGTATCTTGTATAGTCTGTGCTTAAATTCTTGGTGATCTTCACCATTATATTCGTTGCGCATGGCTTTGACTAGTTCAAGAGTCCACATAAAGAAGTAAATGCTATTGTCTTCATGAATCAACGCATCGTTATAGAAATCCCACTCGTTGTTATCTTCGTATCCATGTTCACCAATAACAGCGACTCCGCCCTGATCTTCTGCGTATCTACCAGCAATTAGTGCAGCTACAGAATTGAATCCATAACCATTCAACTTCTGAAAGATATCTTCATAGTATATCATAAGCATTTGCTTTTCAGTCTTTTCGATCACAACTGGTTTTAGATCGTTCTTTCGACAATAGTGAAAAGCATAAGCCGATTCAATCTTATTGCCAGGAGTGTCTATGATGATTGGAGTAGGATACAGATGCTTCAGCGATTCAAACACAAACTCTGAATCCATACCTCCACTCAGAGGAATGTATAGTTTCTTACTGATCCACGAAAAATCTGTAACTGTGTCGAACAGAGCAGTTTCCCAGTCATGTTCTTTCGGTTCTTCTATATCATGCCAAACTCTAAAATCTGAAGCAGGATTTGTTAAACGATCTTTGATATTCGTCTTGAGCCAGTTGTTCTTAGTTGCCATTCAACTTCTTCTTCGTCCCAAAAGCTAAATCCCAGATTGGAAGAAATACACCGTAGTTCTTAGTAGGATCTTCGTGATGAATAAGATGCCACTTACCGCTAGTGATAAACGGATACAGATTGATCTTCGGATTGTGCTCGATGGCTTCTTGAATGAACGCAGCCCAAATATAGTAGAACGCAAACAACCACCAATGACCAGTAATAGCTGATATGATGAGCGTAGGAACCACTTCCGTCAGCCATTGATCAACTGTGCTTTTCCAATTATCAAACCACAGGAATGCGTTTTTCCAGTGCAGACCAGTAATCGTTTGCTGAGTAACCTGCTTATGATGATCTGAATGATACTTGCGCATGAACGACCACACATGCGCGAGCCTGTGCATCCAGTAGATGGTAAACGTCCATAGAAGGAATACTAGGATGTGTGTCATTCGATGTAATACGGTCGGGTCCAGAAATGATATTTTTCTTTGGCTGATCCATATTTAGTTATGGTATTGATACCTTCAGCAAACATGCTATACATGTCCGAGTTTTTCGCGTTGAGCATAAACATATCTCTTGCGCTGATCGATGTGTATGCAGATTTTGGCGACATATAAACAAGTGGGTGACGCAACTTATACAAGATCTTGTTTAGTAGATCCGCTTCTTTCATACGAGGATCGATATTCAACTTCTTAAATCTGTTAACAAGATGGGCTTGTTTCCTAGTGATATCTGTCGCTGTTGGATGAACATCGGTATAGAAATTTATTCGTTTGAAGTTTTCGTCTTCATAGTTTGATCCGTAGTCGAAAAACGAAAGATCACTGAAACGAACATATGAAGGTTTATCTATTTCATGATTCAGGTAAACCTTGTCGGTCCCCATAATGTATGCTGTTTGCTTTGAGTTTTCGTGACCGATGAACTTCTTAAGATCACGCCAAAACAACGTGTGAACGCTCTTGAATCCACCAACATGTTTAGTCCACTCATTGCCATACATTGCAATCGTCGTGAAGTTTTTTGGGTCGTTGAACCACTTAGTATAGTCTACAATCGTAATTTTAGTGTTGGGTAGATTAAGTTTGTTGAGTGTGGGAAATACATTCTTATACAACTCACCGTTATGGTTCTCGTCGCTGCCTACAAAAGAATCTTGTGACAGTGCGCCAACCACAAGGATCTCATCGATGTGAATGTTGTTGTAATAGAACGTTTCTAGGATGTTAGTTGAGTCATGACCGCCAGAGTAACACAGTATCACATACTTGTTGTTATCCCTGATATACTCTGCTCTAGCTTTATAGAGATGATCTAATGACTGAGGTGGCTCTATCATCCAAGGCACAGAAGACATCTCTTTATCGTGATAATACAACCAGCATTGTTTTTTAGAAGCTACAGCATCAAGTTGATTTAGATAAACTTTACGATCACTATCATAATAAAACGCATCCATCAGTTTTGTTTTAGCTTTTCAATCAATGCGGTGATATCTTCGTCAGTTAACTGTTGCGTTTGACTAGTAGGATTGATGATTTGTTCAATTTCCTTTAAGTTCTTTGATTTGGTTACACCAACCATATCACTCAAATAAGTTAAGTCTGTATTAACTTCAGGAGACTGAACACTTTCAAGAGTTTTCAACCAGTCAACTGGTGCTTGACAAAGGATCATTGTGTCCAATTCTTTTCCTTTCGGTGCAGGAATCGGAAGCGTGATAGAAACGTCAGAACGGCATCTTACTGGAGTGCCATCTTCTTTGCGATCGGGCCCGCTAGCCAAAAATTCTTCAGAAAGAACGTCGGTCCAGAATCGTGCTACAATCAGATGATCTTGAGGCCAAACCTCAACGATTTTATAATGAATATTCATAACTAATCCTTAAGCTATAGGTCCGTTTCTAGTTCCTGTTGCAATATACTTAGTGATATTTGCATTACCTGTTACAGCGTTACCTTGTGAACCAGACGGTCCAGTTGCACCAGATGGTCCAGTTCCGCCTGGAGTTCCTGAAGGACCAGTTCCACCAGTTCCACCAGCATTGCCAGGAGAACCAGTAGCACCAGTTCCACCTGCGGCTCCACCACCACCGCCACCGCCATTGTTGAAGTTATTATTGAAAGAACCAGCGTTACCAGCAGCACCTAAGTTACCACCATTACCACCAGATCTAGGCGTTCCAGTTGTTTCAGATCCACCAGCACCACCGGCATTGGCAGAACCTGCAGAAGCATTTGTAGCTGCTGGGCCATATGATGCTCCAGCATTTCCTCCTGGAATGCCAGCACCACCGCCACCACCTCTACCCGTATTCCATACTACACCCTTACCATCAGAGTAGCCACCAGATCCACCGCCGCCACCGCCGCCACCAGATCCGCCTGGACCTCCTGGACCACCAGGACCAGCTGCACCGCCAGGACCGCCAGGACCACCAGATCCACCAGCTCCGCCAGGACCTCCAGCTCCGCCAGGACCACCAGAACCTGCAGTTCCACCAGTAAATGTTCCTGATGTATTGTCTACAACCGTGATAAGACCAGAAACTGTTGGGACTGTAAACGAAGAACCACCAGTTCCACCAGAGTTACCAGCATTGCCTGGATTCCCTACTGTTCCATTATTTCCTGTTCCACCTGCGTTTCCGGGCGTTCCGTTATTACCTGTTCCACCTGTTCCACCAGCATTGCCTGGAGATCCACCAGCTCCTGGATTGCCTGGAGTCGAATTTGCTCCATTACCACCAGCACCACCAGCACCAGTATTACCAGCTGCACCAGTATTGCCTGGATTACCAGCTGCGCCTGCATTGCCTGGAGTTCCTGTATTACCAGCAGCTCCAGTTGTTCCTGCATTGCCTGGATTACCAGTTGTTCCAGTCGCACCAGTAATCGTAGCGTTGTTCTTTACAAACGCAAACGATCCTGCTCTGAACGATCCAACGTCAAAAGCAGGAGTTGATGGTGAGTTGGAAGTTACAGAGGCGTTGATAAACGCAAGAATGTTCAGCGGATAAGTAGGACTTCCCGCAGCTGTATAGAGATTGTAGTTAGATGCAGCATTGCTGATCGTAACAACTTTGGTTGGTCGAGCTAAGAATCCTAGAAACATTTCTGCCCTTATCTCATGTCTGGAAGATATGATCCATACATTTTTGTTCCATCGGAGAAGAACGTGATAATGTCAACTGCACCAACTGCTGTCGAAAGAACAGGAGCAGTCTGAGCAGTCCATTTGAAGTTACCGTTCCATGTGAGCGTATAGCTTCCTGAACCACCTTGAATAACACGAAGGATATAAGTGCCAACCTTCTGATTGGTTGGAGCAGCAATCGTGCGAGAAGCACCAAGAGTTACTGTAGCAACACGACCAGACGCAACGTCCCAAGTAATTGTAGCTTGGTCTGTAAGTGTCTGTGAGAGAGCGTTCGACTTATCGGTTGTTGTGCCGTTCAGCGTGGTATTACCACCAACGAAGAGGTTGGTTCCTACAGTCGCACGACCATTTACGCCAAACCATCCTGTGGTATTTGCTGTGCCTGTGATATTGACAGTTTTACCAGAAGCGCCTAGAGTTGTATTACCTGATACGTTGAGGTTCTGAGCAATTGTTGCACGACCAGTAACGTTCAGAAGATCGGTAGATGCGTCGCCAAGATTGATTGCGCCGTTGATATTGAGAGCGCCACCAATCGTCGTATTACCAGCAACAAACAGATTCGTAGAAATAGAAGCACGACCTGTAACACCGAACCAACCAGTCGTATTTACCGTTGCACCAGAACCACCGATTGTCAGCGTCTTACTTGCGCCACCGAGAGTCGTATTACCAGATACGTTGAGGTTTCCGTTAGCTGATAGAAGACCGTTTACGATTGTTCTATTAGTTCCAGTGGTTCCGAGTCTGGTTGCACCAGTAGAAACGAAACGAACGTTCGCAGTTAGCGTATTAGCAAAGAGCTTTGACTCATCAATCGCAAACGCATTCAGACGAGTAAACCCAACGTTGGTGCGAGTGCGCCACGTATCAAAAGTATTAGTAAGGGCTACGTTAGCAATTACAGCCATTGAGTTATCCTATCTTGTCTAAAATTCGCTGCATGAGCGTTTTGATGTTTGAAATTTCTTGCTTCATGTTATTTATATCTGAGAATGCCTGATCCACTTCACGTTCCTTAGACTTCCGTTTCTTATAAGCCGTCAGGGCGTCTACGTTAGTGTTCAAGATAGCCTGAGTATCCATATCTCTAATCAAATCAGGGTTATCTTGAACTTTTGCGATTTTCTTCATAGTTTATACCTGCAACGCGAGAGCTCTCAGATCTTTCACTCTTGGTGGATTTGTGCTAGATTCGTTGACTAGAACGATCTTGATAGCAAAATACTTAAATCCAACAAAACGAGCTTTAGCTGAGTTTCTATACTCAATTACACCAGTTGAGCTGTTTGCGCCATAACGATAGCTAGTTGAGTTAGCTGAGTATGTAGGCACCTTATAAGCTAGCTCAATGAAGTTGTTCTTATCTTCGCTGCTTGAGTAAGTTACAGCAGAGCTGAAACCCTGACCCGTATCAAGAGTCATTGGAATCCAACGAGCATCACCGAATGCATCACTGTCATCGCCGTTTAGAACTTTATAATAAACGAACACGTCTGAACCAGTTGGCTTATAAGCTGTCAGATATACACGAAGATCTTCAGCGTCCTGACCATCAGCCAGTGTTACAGTTCTTGTGATATAGCGAACCTTAGAGTTACCGCTGTTCTTTACATAATCTTCAGAAGAACTAATTTCTGCGTTGGTGCTGATCAGGTTATGTGTTGAGTGAAGCGACAGTCTGCTCAAGTCAATTGCAGGAGAAGCAACTTTGTTACGGCCTGTTAGTTCATACTTGATTTCAACAGAACGATTTGTTCCCATCGTTGCTGAAGAAGCAGCGGTATTCGATTCAATGCTGCGAGACAATTGATATCTTGGCGCATTGAATTCGGTATCACCGTTGATATTCAACTTGAAGAACGAGCTATCACGAGCAGAAGTTGATGTAGCCATCTTAGCATATGCTTGAACATCGTTGTTAGACGCCAAAATCATATTCGTGATCAGATTGACGTTATCCATTGTTGTATTCACGAAGCTAACGATACGAGCAGTGTATCCGTTTGACTGACCTCTAACATAAGAATTCACAGAGAACAAACGACCATTAGCAAATGTAACGCCACTATTCACATAAGATGTGTTTGCAATAACAAGTCTTGTGTTCGCATAATCAATAGCGTTGTAATAGTATACACGACCAGTTGGATAGATTGTAGAAGTCGTATTTGACGTTCCTTTAATCAAACCATTCAGTGCAGTCGTTGAAGACGTGTTTGCGATACGGATACGAACCCTTTCGCCAGCTCTAAACTTAGCGTTTGTAGAAACGTCACGAACCACAATACGATTTGATGCCAAGCTAACAATTGCGCCAGTTGCACCAGAAGTGATACCTTGTGCAAACGCCCCGTTACCCGAAATGTGTGCATTAATCACTATCGAGTTCGCGGAACTAAAGGTAAACTTACCTGTAATTGTAGTCGGACCATGAATAACTTCACCAGCACGATCGAGTGGACCAGTTGTATTAGCAATCGTTACAGTATCAAAGTTTGGATTCTTTACAATCAGATTACCAGTTGCAGAAGTATCAAACTCTGCATAGTAAGCTGTGAACTTCAAATCCTCGTCCTGAACAGCTGTAAAGTTACGATCGTTTGCAGAAGTAAACAGGAATCCTGTAGCTGGTTGGCTAGAAATACGATTACCAGTTGTGATATCTGTTTCACCTAGAACCGCAGTCCAAATTGTTACATTAGGATTGTTTGCTACTGGTCCAATTAGAATCGCATATTCCGTTTCATCAGCCAGATAAACTGGAGCCGAGAAGTAAACGGGCGTTGGTTTTGAAGCGTCATCGCTTGTATTGATATCGTCTGCATCAAGCAAAACTTTAGCATATGGAAGCACACGACGTGTAATTTGACCAGTTAAATTATCAACTTCGCGAAGCTCAATCTGAACTGGTAACGTTGGGTGTTTCGTAGCGAAGAACAGATCAAACTTCGTCAGATACATACCAGATGTATTGATCTTTGCAGTTTGACGACCAGTTACAAGGAACGTCTGAGCAAGCGGATCTTGATCATTTGATGGCGGCGGATCATCAGGCACAGCTTCAGAACCAATCAGATTTGTTCCAGAAGCAGATGATGATGACGATACAGAACCAGTTGTAGTTGTGCTCAATGCGGTTTGAGTAATTTCTACAGACTTAGTTGTAATAGTTAAGGCCGATACTTCGTTAGCAAGACCTTCTGCTGTATATTGTCCCTCTGCTGAAGTCGTAAATTGACCAGCAGTTGATGAGTTTGTTGGATTGTCTACCATACGGAGACGCTTAGATCCTGTGCGGAATTTTAAGTTAGCGTCGTTTGGCAGACGGAATACTGCATAAGCATTACCGCTTGCATCAGAATAGAGAGCATCACCTTCCGTAGCAGTTGGTTTTACTGAGTTACCATTCGTATCTTTCAGACCACTGACGTATTCGGCTGATGTTAATGGTGTAATATATGCGCTCACATTGACATCATCAAAGAACGAATATAAACGGCTCGACGCTTTCATGCCTGTGCATTTTACGAAAATCATGCGGGAGCGCATGAAAGGAATAATACTTGTATCTCTTACAACGTTACCAAACGACTGTGTATTCGTATTGATGGCAACGCCAGTTTGATTACCAGTTTGTGTTGTTGATGTTTGCTGATTTGTAGTTGTTGTCGTTTCGTAATTCTGATACGTGTTTATGAAGTTGCCTTCTTGAACTGTATAAGAACTACCAGTTTGTGTTGAAGTTGAAACGACTGGAGTCCCAACAAACGATGTTACAGCAGCATTCCATGTAGCAGGCCATGTAGAAGCAAGATACTGCCAAGCATCAGTATTCATATCCAGAGTAATATTGGTCGCTGGAGATTGAATTGTATCACACCAGTAATCGCTATCTGGTGTGAGAACCATCGTTCCTTTAAACTTCCATGAACCACCAGATGTGTTACGAGTTGTTGTAGCGTATGGTTGCTGAACAAGAACCTTGTGTGCGTAAGGAAGCGTAACAAGGTTATCAGCTGTAGTCATAGCCTTAACAGTAGATATTGTTGCCGAACCACCATCGCTTGAAGTGATAGCAGCAGAAGCAGCAAAGTTACCTGTAGCATTTTCAATATAGATTCTAGCTCCAACCTTGTTACGGATCGTAGCTGTAAACGCTCCAGATGTGACTGTTGCGCCCACATTGAATACAAGGGATGTTGGAGTTGCTGTTAGAGTAATGCGCTGATCTTTAGCAACACCAGCTGGTGTTACGTTCGAACGGACGATATTCGATGAGTTAGCTGTATAGACCAGCGGAATCTCATTGATTTCAGCCTTAGGGCGTAAATTGCCGCGAGCTGGATCAATAGCAACATTGTAGTCTTGATCGAACACGTTACCGATAGCGTGGTTAACGAACGCATCAATAAGCATACCGTTTTTGAAACGATTCAAACCATTCGCATCTTGGACGAGCAGATTTTGTGCTGATGTTTCAAGCAAAGTTAATGACGTATAGTATTCTAGACGGTCGATACGCTGTGCGATCTGACCAATATCTTTCATCGTATAACGACGATTGTTGATCTTACGGACACTGTTCGTAATATCTGGGCGACCAACTTTACGACCAACCTGCTCTGGAAGAGAAGGATATGGTGCAATGTTAACGAACGCAAGTGGCATCACGTCTTCTGGAACAGTTGGTGCAACTGGTTTGTTTGAAGAAACGCCACGAGTTATCTGCAACTTTCCTTTGCTTGTCAAACCAACAACGTCCACACGTGGTTGGTAGTAGCTCAGGTCTGTTGTAAAGTCTTCGCCTGGAGGTGGGAAATGTAGACCGCCAGAAGGAAGCACGAATGTGTTCGAAGTCTTTGGATTGATAGAAATATTCGTCACAGAAGTTACAGCGTTGGCTGTATCTGTCATGCGAGGACGATTATCAACGCAGTCACGAAGATTGAACTTCTCACCAGTTGTTGGTGAAACGAATACTGGAACTTCGTATGTGTAGATCTTTGATGTATCTGTGCCAGCAGTCGCATCATTGACTGGATAAGAGTCGATAGAGAAATAACCCTTACCGCTGGTAGAATGCGTGAAGTAGTCAAGCTTGACGAGCAATCTATCGGTAGCACCGATTGTTAATGCGCTCGTTGGTTTCTTAACCAGCTTTGCGTGGCTATAGAAGCTATCAACCATACCGCTATCAAGCGTGAAGTGTGAAGTTACATCTGTTCCTTCAGTCGTTGAAGAAAAGTTTGAACCAGTTTTCTTACGAACTTCAACAAGTTTGAAACCGTCAGAAAGACCAAGGCTCCAAGGACCAGTTGTGTTGGCTGTGTATGATGTTCCGCCACCAGCGTTGATACGAACACCAACATAACGACCGCGCTGAACCGTTTTAGATTCTTCCTGCGAATCTGTCTTATTGATTCTTGCGATTAGTGATGCATTGAATGAACTACCAAGCGCGCCTTCTTGTAGAGAAAGTCTCGCGCTTGTTGAAGAAACAATGTTAGCCTGACGGTTGCCATTTTTACCAACACCAGCAAAGTCAAGAACTTGACCTGTATAGAATCTCTTGTGGAAAGCTTTACCGGCGCCCGAAGAACCAGATGTAGGTTTAGCCAGATTGATAGTTGAACCGCTAACAGCAGTTACAACGAAATCACCGCCTTGTGTATGAATATTGATGATGTCGCCAGCACTCACTTTAGTATCGATTGTAGCTGAAGCAGTTACAGTATTCGATCCATTCGTTGTTAATGTTTCAGAGAGTGTAGACGTATTAGAAGTTCCGCGAGAAACGACATAGAAGTTTGCGCGAGTTGCGTCGTCAGACAGAGTTCCTGTGCCTTCGAACGTTTCTGTAGCATCGCCCGTAGGAATGTTGGCAATACCATTACCGTCAAAGCTGATGTCGTATGACTTATAGAACCAGTAATCGTTATTCACAACGCCACTTGAGTTACGCAGTCTTCTTGTAGCCGTTGATGGTAGACGGAACACTCCACGATCAAAAGAAGAATCGAACGTGTTTGCGCTCAGGTTGATATCTGTTGTTCCTAGGATGTTAGCTTTACCAAGTGCATAACCAACGCCAGGATTATAACCAACCGATTTAACATTTCTGAACGCATATCCAGCGCTCATATTGATATCTGTTAGATACATCTTATACTGACCGCCTGGCGTGCCAGGAGTTCCTGTATAATACTTTAATCCGCGAACACGAGCAGTCCCAATTTGAACGCCACGGAAATTAGAAGAAAGGAATCCAGGACCAGAAACGGCAGAAGGACCAAGCGTGTTCGCACACTGGTTGCGAAGAGAAACAACGCTCTGTTGATTCACGTCCCAGTTACCAACAACGTTATTTACGATAATATAGTTACCGTAATCTGAGTATGCTCTTGAAGATTCAACTTCTTGATAGTCAATACCCTTTTCTGTTGATGCGTTTGTAGAAACGATCTTATCAACATCGTATCCCTTGACGTAAGCTTTGCCTGGGTCAGCTGAAACAGCGATAAGGAATGTGTTACCACCTTCTCCAGCAGTATAAATGCCACCGTTGTTTGCTGTGCGCAAATGCTCGCGTGTATTGACTGCAAAACCGCTTACGATGTAATCGCCAGACTCATCATATGTGCGACCAGCCATATAATCACGGATCTGTGCGTATTGTGTTCTGTTTGAAACAGATTGAACAACACCACCCTTAACTTGCATCAGCTCAACGAATGTGTTAGCCAATGTTGCAGTTAGACCGTATGCACGGATTGGCGCTTCGAGCTTAAGACGAGCAGCGCCTGGAGCAGCATAGTTGTATGAACCTGATGCTGGATCTAACAGTGATGTATCTGTAACTTCTGTAACAATCGTTTCGCTTACGTCAAAACCAACGCGAGCAGAACCAAGATTATCATACTTGCTAATGATAACTGTTTGTGTAGGCACACGAATGAAGTGATCTTTCGCGAACACAACACCAGATTGGAATGTTGCTGCTGTTCCCGTTCCGATAGCGCCAGTTGTATGTGTTCCAATAACAGCAGGAATAGAATTAGCTGAATATACAGTTCCACCAACAGTGTTGATGATTTCGTTGTTCGCGAAGTAACGATAACCAGTTGAAGTATTAGCCGCCTGATACTTTACGAACAGCGTCTTGAAGTTTGGTGTGTTAGCCACAGAACCATCATTGACATTAACAACTGTGGCAATAACGCCAGAAGTCGCACCCTTGATGGTTTTGTTGAGGAAGTTTGTGACGTCGATAGATGCACCTGATGAATCACCATCGCGCAACTTTACGAAGTTATAGCTGCTATCAAATTGCATTTCTAATCCACGGACTGTAGATCCTTCTTGGAAAATGTGCGAAGCGAAACGATCGATCTGATTTTGAAGGATCGTTTGCATCTGCGTAAGTTCACGAGCTTGAACAGCCAAGCCTGGACGGAACAAAATGCGATGGAAGTTCTTTGACTCATCAAAGTCGTCGTAGTAAGGTGCTACGTTGAAGTTCGTTGAGAGCGTGACGTTATTAGACTCTGCAGCCATGATACCTTCCGATTAAAACGTGATAGTCAATTTAAAATCTTCTGTCTGAGCTGGATCGCGAAGAACAGGTTCTCTATTTTCAGTATATATTAAGTAACCACTGAATGGTTTTAGAGTAGGCTTAACTACGGAAACAACGTTGGCTGTAAGACCAGATATCGAACCAGTCACAAGTTCACCAACTCTAAACCCACCACCAGTTCCGTTCGTTGTTACGCGAATAACTTTAAGAGCACCTTCGGATCTTGCTGCATTAGTATTAGCAAAATACACAAGACGAGCTTTAGCACCACTCACTGCGCCTGTAATAATTTCGTCTTCGGTGAAATCACCATTAACGAGTTTAACATTAAGATTAGTCGTCTGATCGACAACAGAAACTGTAGCAGGATCTCCGTTTGCATAAAGTGGATCAGCAACCAATCCAATGATACGGAAATCGTTATTCGTTGTAAACGTATCAGATTCAGAACCAGTTGTTCTAACATTGAACATTACTCTTGTGCCATAAAGCTCATCGACTGGATCAGATCCATGACCACCCAAAGGTGAAATGACTGGATGAGCTGCAGCACCGAAACCGAACGATGCATTAGCTGAAATCGTTACGTTGGCGGTAGAATACGAACGACCGTAGTTGATCATTGTGATCTTACGAACCTGACCATTATATGTATTCGAAACATATGCAGTCGCTCTTGACGTTGTAGTTCCGCCAGAGTCACCACCGATTGTCACTAGAGGAGAAATGACATAGCGACTTGATGTATTTGGCGTAACAGTGAACGCACTGTTTACGATGAGTGTGTTGTTCGCACCCCAATACTTAACAATCTTACGGAGCTGACCAGAAGCAGCACCTTCACTGATGAACAATCCTGAATCAACATACGTTCCGTCGATAGCAGAAGCAGTTGTTTTCAGTTTCATCCAAGTTGTGTTTGTAACAGTCTGGAACGTGTTTGATGTAGAAAGGTAGTTATGACCATTAGCCAAAATATGGATTTGGAAAATAGCACCGTTACCAGAAGCAAGTGCGTTTTGCTGAACAACCCACTGAGATGATCCATTATTAGCAGTCAGCGTCTTAACTGGAATATAATCTGCACTACGGAACTTGATAATTTCACCACCATCAATCGTATACATGTATTTCCAACGATAACCATCAGCTGTGTTGATCAGCGATGTGCCAGTTCCTGTTGGCATAACAGTTGAGTTAGCACCACGATTGTTATCGATACACTTGTATACGTTGTTGTCTGTCGTGTATGTATAGAATCTTTTTCCAAATAGGCTTGAATCTTGATCATCAAACTCAACGTATGATTGATTATAAGACCAATCGTTACGAGGTATTACATGGCTTACGTCAGACGTCTGAACTCTCTTCAGTGACATCATATTACGCCAAACATCGTAGTAAATGTTCTGATAGCTGTTATCAGGAACAGGTGGATCGATCTCAGACCACAACTTACGGATGTATGCGTTCGCACCAGTTGTAATAGTTGTAACTGGTCGAGGCGTCACAATCATCGTTTGACCAGTTAAAACTTGATGCACTGTTACAACGTGTGGATCAGTATTACCTACATCATATTGACCTGTAACTGTGATACGATCACCTACAGCCAATTCCGCGTTAAATAGCGTCCCTTGACCCACAATCGTATTACTCGTGCTGGTCACTTTGACAGTGCCAGTGATCGGAATAGCATTTGCATAAGCAAAGCTCTTTCCGATATAGAAGTAATAACGAGTGGGGACAGCTTCACTCACCGACTCAACGAATTGAATCGCTTGCTGAATTCTGAAGTGCTCAGGGACAAAAACAGTCATTAGGCAGAAGCAGTATATGTTACGTTGACAACGTCACCCGAAGCGATTGTCTTATCGCCACCAGTGAAAAGACCAGCTGAGTAAAGCGAACCAGAGTATCCACCCTTAGTTGCCGCGCTACCTGTGCCCGTGTTAGCCATAAGGAACGTTCCCTTAATGGTATTCGCTGAAGCGATAGAGAACACAGCAGCAGTCGAAGTAGCCTTCGAACCACCAGATGATGCAGAGAACGTTGGTGGACGACGAGTTGTCTGTGAATAACCAGAGAACTCAACCCAACCTGAGTGTGAGTTAGCTGTATCACCAGCAGCAACAGTGGAGTAACCAGTGGCGCTAATTAGACCAAGGAATACCTTTCCTGTGTATGCTGAACCAGCCAGATACGTATCTAGAAGGTGGTTCTTACCTTGCGTGGTAACGAGGTTGTCGAACTTCTCTTCCCACTTTAGAGTTCCGTTAACGTCGAAACATTGTGCGACGTATTTGCCTGTAAGTTTAACTTCTTCCACTTCTTTTGCTCCTCTGATAACTGTGGCATCGGCGAAAGTCGATGAATTGATTGCTTCTGTCATAGTATTTCCTATCCGTATTTATACTTAGTTTTAGGCGCCAAACCAGATACGAGCGTTTGCGGTTGTCGGTGTATAGTTGGTGCGCAGAGTGAGAACCGTATTCGAGAAGATCGCGTTGACTTGTCTTGTCGAATCGGACGGCGTTGGTGAGTTTGGAACAGTGATGATATAGAGGTTTGAACCAGTTCCACCGACCGAGATGCTTCCTGTATTGGCTGTAAACAGACCGTTTGCGAAGAACGAGCTTCCTGTTCCCGTGCGCACGAGTCTTGGTGAACCGTCGAATACGCTGACTGGAACTGGC